TGGTTGCGCCGTATTGACCCAACCGTGCCTAACAACTTTGTTTTGTCGTGGACTTTTGATGATCTATTTTTTTATGGGCGCGCATTTTGGTACATAACATCACGCACTGCCGATGGTTTTCCAGCGTCATACACACGCTTGCCAGCGTCAATGGTGCAGACATTAGATCAGTCTGGGCCAGTGTGGTTTGCACCGTCTAAGCAAATTATTTTTAGCGGTGGCGAATTAGACCCTAACGATGTAGTGCAATTTCTTTCACCTATTCAGGGCATCACGTCTATGTCAACACAGTCTGTTGCAACCGCGCTAAAACTTGAGGCTGCACGGTTTCGCAACGCATCAAGCGCAATCCCTGCAGGCATCCTTAAGCAAACTGGTGGAGAGCCGCTAAACGCACAAGAGTTAGCCGATCTTGCGTCAGCGTTTAACGCAGCGCGCATGACTAATCAGACCGCCGCGCTAAACGAGTATTTGTCGTACACCGAAACCAGCACAAGCCCAGACAAAATGCTGTTAATTGACTCTGCAGAATTTCAGGCAATGGAAATGGCGCGCTTATGCAACGTGCCACCATATTTAGTAGGCGTGTCAGTAGGCAGTTATTCCTACCAGTCGAGCAGCGAGAGCCGCGCTGATCTTTGGACATTTGGCGCACGCGCCTACGCCGATTGCATAGCCGGCACACTAAGCCAAAACAATGTTTTGCCTAACGGCACATATGTTGAGTTTGACGTTGAGGGCTACTTGATGGGTGACTACAGCGAGCGTAACGAGATGGCACAACCAGAGTCCTACGATGAGGTACAGTCGCAATCATGATTAAATTTATTGCATCACAAGTAACAATTGACGCTGCAGCTGGCGAAGCAGGCCGCCGCGAAATTACAGGAATTGCAGTGCCCTACGGCATTGCAGCTACCGTTGCCGATGGCACGTCAGTGATCTTTGAGCAAGGCAGCCTGCCAGTTGACGGCAAGGCACCACGCCTTTACATGAACCATGATTCAACAAACGCCATTGGCATTGTTACAGAGCGCGTGGACACGCCAGAGGGCATGATGTTTACAGCCAAGATCAGCAAAACACAGGCTGGCGATGAGGCACTTATTCTTGCTCAAGATGGCGTTTTGGATTCTGTATCGGTTGGCGTAAACCCGATCAAATACACCACCGCCAAAGACGGCACAGTTACCGTGACCGCTGCCGATTGGATTGAGTTGTCGCTAGTGCCAGTGCCAGCATTTGCAGGTGCGGTCATCACCGACATCGCGGCGAGTATCCCACAAGACGAGCCAGAAATAAGTACTATAGAAACAGAACCTACACAGGAGACAGAAACCATGAGCGAAGCAACCATCCCAGCAGTCGAGGCAACCATCCCAACTGCACCAATTTTTGCACAAGCAAAACGCAAATTTGTTATGCCAACCGCTGGCGAATATTTGGCAGCAATGCACGCTGGTGGAGACACTTTCCACAACGTCAACGCTGCATACAAAGAAGCCGTGCGCGATCAGCAATCAGCATTGCAAGCAGCTGCAGGCGATGTTCTTACAACTGATACACCGGGTCTTTTGCCAGTTCCAGTACTTGGGCCAGTGTTCCAAGACCTTAACTTTGTGCGTCCAGTTGTCACCGCTTTTGGTGCGCGCTCGATGCCAAACACACCTAGCAAAACTTTTGTTAGGCCAACAATTACAACGCACACAAGTGCCGCAACACAGACCGAAGGTTCTGCAGTTAGCGCAACCACAATGGTGATCGCATCTAACACGGTTACAAAGTCAACTGTTGCAGGTCAAGTCACGTTGACAATGCAAGACATGGACTTTACTGACCCAGCGTCAATGAACATTATTCTTAATGACCTTGCAGGTGAGTACCTGATCAAGACTGATGACATTGCAGCAGATGCACTTGTTTCAGGCAAGACCGCATCAGGCTCAACATGGACTGTCACCGCTGGTGACCCAACATCGTTGATCAACTCTTTGTATGACGCAGCACGCGAAATTGCAGAGGACAGCAACTATTTTCCAACACACTTGTGCGTAAGCCCAGACGTGTGGGAAAAGTTGGGTGCACAGTTGGACAGCAACAAACGACCAGTTTTGGGTTATGTCACCGATGGCATTATGGGCCAAAACTCGATCGGCAAAGTTGGCGGCATGGGCTACAACAACATGAACGTAATGGGCTTGCAGTTGGTTGTTGATAACAACTTTGCATCGGGCACAATGCTTGTTGTTTACGCACCGGGCTTTGAAATTTACGAAGCACAACAAGGTGTCTTGTCAATTGCCAACCCAAGCACATTGAGCCGCACGTTCTCTTACTACGGTTACTTTTCAACATTCGTTGCCAAGTCCTCGTTTATTCAGGGCATCGTAATCGCTTAGTCTGTAGCGGACTTAGACCGCTATGGCCACATACAACACCGCTACAAAACAACTCATTAGCAACTACGCGTGCATAAGCACGTTAGAGCCAACTGACATTGTTGTTGGGCAATCCATAACTGTTGCCTCTATTGGCGCGCCGTTTAACGGCACGTTCACTGTGCTGGCGTTGCCACAGTACGAGTACACAGGGATTGACAACACAACTGGCGAGTTTCTGTATAACGAGGATGTAGTACGGCCTAACCAGATCATCTACGCCGCTACTGGTAGCAATGTGGACTATGCAGCGTTTTACGCCGGCACAGTTACCTATACACAAAACTGCACTTGGATTACAACGGCGCAACTAATTACATTTTTGGGCGTGTCAATTAGTAACCCATCAGACGATTTTACGCTTGCTGAACAAGCACGAAACGCTGGCAACGATTTCTGTTACCGCCGTAGGCAAGAGTCAGGGTATTTTGACAGCCTTACCACGTCACCGGGTCACGATGTCACGCTAGGCACGCTGATGTATGCCGCAGCTCTTTGGCGTTCACGTGGCAGCATCGAGACAGCGTTTGCAGCGTTTGACACAATGGGCACACCAACCCAGCAATCGTTAACGCCAATAGTTAAGCAATTGTTGGGCATCCCCCGACCAGCGGTTGCCTAATGCCTGCACCGTACACAGACCTGTTAAACGAGGCTATAGACGATGTAGCAGCCACGCTAACGGCCGTAACTGCGCTAAGGGTGGTAACAGACCCAACAAGGCTTGTGCCCAATTGCGTGTTTCTATTAGCGCCAAGTTTTACGACTTACGGCGGTAACGGCAACATTGTGACTATGGATTTCCCACTAAAGGTTGTTGGCTCTGGGCCTGCAGGTCTGCCAGTGTTACGCGAGATTTTAAGCATTGTCGCATTAGTGCTGGCATCCGCTGTGATCGTGCTATCTGGTCAACCCGGCTCGATTGACATTGGCGGCGCGTCTTACCCTTGCTATGACCTAACAGTGAAAGTGCAGGCACAAACAGCATGATCTATACCATCGCATCGAGCAAACTTGGCATTGTCGGTGATCCGTTTATACCTGACGAGGGCATCAACGTGGCAGCGTTGTTGTCTGGCGGTTTCATTGTTGAGCAATCCACACCTAAACCTAAAAAACCTGCTAAAACTAGTACAGACACCAACGAGGAGATTTAACCCACATGGCTACCAGCACTTACCTATCTAACCCGTTAGTCACGGTTAATGCCGTTGACCTTACCGATCAGACCAGCGCCGCAAACTTTACGCGCGTGATCGAGGCATTGGAAAGCACATCGTTTGGCAAAACCGCACGCGTTTACACGGCTGGCTTAGAGAACAGCACATTGACTTTGACCATGTACAACAGTTTTGCTGCCACAGAAACTTACGCAACATTGGCTGCATTGGTTGGCACATCCACCACCGTAAAGATTAAGCCAACAAGCGCAGCTACCAGCGCAACTAACCCAGAGTCAACACTTACAGGTTGCTACCTAGAAACCTTGCCAATTGTCAACGCCGCATTGGGCGCGCTTGACACCATTGACATTGTGTTTACTGGTGGCGTTTACAGCGTTGCAGTAGCGTAACCAACGGCCTACATCGGCCCGACACGAAAGGTAAGGCATGAAAGTTAAACTTGAATTAGACCTGCAAGATGGTCGAGGCAAACGCACAATGACCACAAATATGTTTGTGGTATGTGAATGGGAAAAAACAGAAAACCGAAAAGTCTCTGACGGGCGCGGTATTGGCTACAGCGATCTGGCTTGCTGGGCATACAACTTGTGCAAATTGGCTGGCGATCAAGTACCGGACAACTGGCGCGAATGGGTTAAACAGCACCCAGACATGGATTTAACATCCGTTGATGAGACAAACCCAAACCCTACGGCGTTGGCGCTTACCGATACCAACTAGCAGAATTGCTGGTGGCAGTAGGGTGGTGGCCAACGCATATTGAGTTTGACGCACGCGACTTGCTTACAGTGATTACAGTTATTAACAAGCAGGGAAAGCGGTAACAATGTCGGCAACAACAACTATTCAGGTAGTAGGGGTCAAGGACACTATTAACGCGCTTAAAAAGATTGACCCACAGCTGCAAAAAGACTTTAGGGCACAAGCCAAAGACATTGCCGCGCCAGCCATTAAAGCCGCACAAGATATGTACACGCAAGTGCCGTTGTCTGGTATGAAATACAACTGGCAACAACAAGGCCGCACTCGCAAAAACTTTCCGTTTAGTGTGGCTAAAGCCAAAAGCGGTGTTCAGTTACGTATTGACACCCGGCGCAACGCGGTAGGCGTAATCCTAATTGAGCAAAAAGACCCTGCAGCTGCGATCTTTGAAACCGCTGGTCGAGCAAACGCAAATAAACTTGGCAACCAATTAGGTTTTGTTGGCGCTGGTCGCACACGTTTTATTGGGCCAGCCGTTTACAGGTCTAGGCGTGCCATTGAGAAAGAAATGGAAAAGATGATTTTAGACACTGCCGCCGTAGTTAGAAAAGAGCTGTAATGCTGTCTATTCCTATTATTTCAGAGTTTGACGGCAAGGGCGTTAATAAAGCAATTAAAGAATTTAAGCAACTAGAAACCGTAGGCGAAAAAGCCCAGTTTGCAATTAAGAAAGCAGCAGTGCCAGCCGCAGCCGCATTAGGCGCGGTAACAGCCGCATTGACTTTGGCTGTTAAAGCAGCAGCAGAGGACGAAGCGCAACAAGCACAATTGGCGTTAACTCTTAAAAACGTAACTAACGCGACTAAAGCACAAGTGCAAGCCAGCGAGGACATGATCAGCGCAATGTCGAGAGCTACCGGCACAGCAGACAGCGAACTACGGCCAGCGCTTGCTGTGCTTGTTACAGGTACTAAGGACATTGCTACTGCCACTAAAGCATTGACATTGGCACAAGACATTGCAATCGGGTCAAACAAGTCACTTGGCGAAGTATCCGAAGCGCTTGCCAAAGCGTATGGCGGCAACATGAAAGGCTTACAAGCCTTGTCACCAGAAATTAAAGCCATGATCAAAGACGGGGCAAGTCTTGAAGAAGTTATGCAGGTACTAAGCGGCACGTTTGGTGGTGCAGCTGCAACCGCAGCAAACACGGCAGCAGGCAAATTTAAAATACTTAAAAACTCGCTTGACGAAACGCAAGAGTCAATTGGCGCAGCCTTGTTGCCAGTCGTGGAAAAAGTTTTACCAATTTTGCAAAAATTTGCTGATTGGGCACAAAAAAATCCTGACGCATTTTTGGCTGTTGCCGGTGCAATCACCGCAATTTCTGTAGCGATCTTGGCTGTCAACCTTGCTATGGCGCTTAATCCATTTACGGCAATTGCAG